GCAATACCAAGAGTGGCGTTGTGCACAGGTTTATTTCCGCCGGGGTCGGTTTGGTGGCTTTCAAGGCACTCGCCTGATCCATGCCCCACTATCGATAACGAACTCTCCTGACAATTTCAAATAAGGAACGAAAACCATGGATCAAAGCATTCTCTCCAGCCGGGCAGTCATCGGCATGTACTACGCTCGCCTGGAAACCAACCCTGGCCTGGCGTGGGTGGAAGGCGTTTCAAACCTGTTCGGCTCTGACCAGTCCAGCGAAACCTATCCTTTTCTCGGCCAATCCCCTGTCATGCGGGAATGGATCGGTGGCCGCCAAGGCAAGGGCCTGCCCGGAAATTCCCTAATGCTGACCAATCGGCATTACGAGGCCACGCTCGAAATCTCGGTGCGCGATGCCCGCCGCGACAAAACCGGCCAGATCCAGGCGCGCGTGCAGGAGTTCGCGGACCGCTCCATCACCCACTGGGCGAGCCTGCTGTCAGTCTTGCTGATGAACGGCGCCTCCAGCGTGTGCTATGACGGTCAGTATTACTTCGATACCGACCATGCAGAAGGTGATTCCGGCACGCAGAGCAACGCCATCAGCGTCGACATCTCTACGCTTCCGGCGGCGGTTCATGGCGTTGTCACGGCGCCATCCGTGGAGGAAATGCAGCAGGCCATTCTCGCCGGTATCGCGCAAATCCTGTCGTTCAAGGATAACCGCGGCGAACCCATGAACGAGAACGCACAATCGTTCATGGTAATTGTGCCAGTCTCGCTCTTTCTGGTGGCCTCGGCTGCCGTGAGCAATGTCACCACGGCCGCCCTGCAGCAGAACCTCAACGCAAACCTGATTGCCGGGCTCAAGATCGACGTGCAGATGAATCCACGCCTGACTTGGACTGATACGTTCTCATTGTTTCGTACCGACAGCCCCATCAAGGGCCTTATCCGTCAAAGCGAGACCGACGTGGAATTGAAAGCCAAGGCTGAAGGCAGCGAGTTCGAGTTCGATAACGATGCCTGGCAGTTCGGTATCGACTCCTGGCGCACCGCGGGTTATGGCTACTGGCAGCGTGCTTGCAAGGTGACGATGACTTAAGCATGTCGCAGATGCAAATGCGGGCCTCTCCTCCTAGGAGCGGCCCTTTTTTAGAGTTATCTTGGGGAAATACATGAAAAAACCAACCCGGAGACCGACATGAAATATACCGTAATTGCACCATCCATCCAGCTGACATCAGGTGTGCTAGCGTTGACCGAAAAGCAGGCGAAAGTCCGCATGCACAACCTGAAGCCCGTCAAAGGGGGCTATGAAATCGTTAACACCGTCCAGTTTAAGCACGGGGAGGAAATCGGCTATGACGGAGACCTGAGCCCGGAGCAAGCAGCCGCGTTGGAGGAAAAGAGCGGCAAGGGCAGTAAAAGCCAGGGAACCGCACCGCCCGTGCAGACGTCTGCACAAACCGGCGCGGATGGCACTACCCCACCTGCTGAGTAGGTCGGCGTGGCTTTCGAGGAGGATCTGGATATTTTCTTCGATCCCACGGAATTCGCGGACGACGTGATATTCAAAGGCCGTCCAATTGCAGGCATCTTCGATAACGCTTATTTCGAGGGACAGGGAATGCAGGGCAGCCAGCCAGTGTTCACCTGCAGATCCATGGATGTCGCTGCCGCCCACCGTGGCGATATCCTGATCCACGCGGACGTGACATACAAGGTAACCAGCGTCGAGCCGGACGGCACTGGCGTCACGTTGTTGAGGCTGGAGAAACAATAATGCAGATCGATGTCCGCAGTAATATCGATAAGGTTCTTTCCGGCCTGGTAACGCTGAAGTCGGATATCAAGACCAAGGCTTCAGTGCGGGCCTTGAATTCGGCGGCCGCCAAGGTCAAGACCGAAGTCGGCCGGGAGATCCGCAAGGTCTACAACATCAAACTCGGCACAATCAGCAACGCAACAACAATCACCAAGGCGTACGCGAACCAGGTCACTCCGCGTGCGACCGTAAAAATTTCAGGCGCCACGATCAGCCTCATCGAGTTCGCCGCGCGGGCAGTTAACCCCTGGAACGTTCCCGGCAGAAAAAAGCGCAAGCCGGGCGGCGGCGTCAGCGTTCAGGTCAAAGTGGCGGGCGGCCGCCGCGTCATGAAGCATGCGTTTATTGCCACCACCAAGTCGGGATATCGAGGCGTCTTCATACGCGAGAGTATACCCGGGGCGCCTAAGGCGCGTGGCGGCGACCAGATTTACAGGGATCGAATCGTGAACCTTCGCAGCATCAGTCTGCCGACCGCGGTGAAGAACAAGGCCATCCTGGATGCCGTCAAACAAGTAGGTGCCGCGCAATTCGAAAAAGAATTTGCCAGGCAGCTTAATCTCCTGGGGAGCAAGTAAATGTCTGATCACGTCAAGACACAGCTGCGTGCAGCAGCTGTAAGGCTACTGACGGGGCTGAGCCTGACGGGCTCACGCGTATTCAAGGGACGGGTTTATCCAGTCGAAGACGAGGAATTGCCCTGCCTCCTGATCGCTACGCCGAACGAGGAAAATGAATATATCACGACGGGCTATCCCCGCAGGATTCGCAATCGAATTACGCTGAGCATTAATGCGCTCGCGAAAGTGAATGATGACCTGGACGACTTGCTTGATGGCATGGAGAAGGAAGTGAGAGCCGCCATCGGCGATGACCCGAGTATCGGCGGCCTGGCGAAGGACGCCATCATCCTCGGGACAGAAACGGGCATCCATGGCGACGGGGAAAGACCCTATGGCATGGCCGCCATGCGATTCCGGGTCGAGATCCACACGAAAGAAGACGCGCCCGGCATCGCCATCTAGCCTGGCATTTCAGTTGCTCCCCACCCCCGGCCTCTCGATATTCGAAGGCCGGTTTTTTTTGCCCGTCTCTGCGGGCTTTACTTTGAAAGGAAGAAATCATGACAGTACGTTCATCCGCAGGGTCGACGTTGAAAATCTCTGCCGCAACCCCCGCAACCTTTGATGCTGCCGGCTACGGCGCCCTCAGCTTTACCAATGTTGCTGAAATAACCGACCTGGGCGAGTTTGGCCGCGAATATGCGCTCATCACGCATAACCCTATTGGCTCCCGCGGAACTGTCAAGAAGAAAGGCTCGTTCAACGAAGGCACGATGGCCCTGAAGCTAGCTTTGGATACGGATGATGCTGGCCAGATCCTGATGAAGGCTGCCGCGCTTTCCGATAATGACTACAGCTTTGTTGTCACCACGCAAAACGGAGACAAGTACTACTTCCAGGCGCAGGTGATGAATTTCAAAGTCGGCCTCAGCACAACCGATGCCATCACCAGCGCCAGCGTCAATCTGGAACTGACCAGCTCTTCCTCGGGCGTGGGTGTCGTCGAAGCCCTGGCTGCCTGATCCGATCCGCAATAAACACATAGGGGAAAACAATGTCATCGACATTTTCAGGAAAGGTGGCGTTGAACTTGGACGCCACGCTCACCAGCGCGCTCGATATCGGCAGCAGCGAATACCGGGCGCAGTGGGGCTCCAGCTACGTGCTGGAAAACGGCTCTGGCGCAAACCAGGCGAATGCACTCTTCACCGACACGCGCACACTCTCCGCGTCAGCAAACGAGAACCTCGATCTTGCAGGTTCGCTGGTCGATGCGTTCGGGGCCACCATCACTTTTGACAAGATCAAGGCACTTATCGTCAAGGCCGATGGCGCCAACGTCAACGACGTGCTGGTGGGCGGCGCCGCTTCCGCGCAGACCTCGGCATTCTTCGGCGACGTGACGGACCTGGTCAAGGTAAAACCTGGCGGCACCGTGGCATTCATTGCACCCGACGCGGCCGGCTACGACGTAACGCCGACTACGGCTGACCTGCTGAAGATCGCCAACAGCGCCGGCAGCACTTCGGTCAGCTACACAATCATCATTATCGGCGTTGTTTAACGCCTAACCGAGCACCGGCCAGGCCCGTCCGCCCTTCGCGGGGAGATGGGCTTGGCACGGGCATTTTTAACCCCGCGAAAGGAACAAATCATGTTTGACATTAGCAAACTGGCAGTAAACGAAACCACCACCATCCATCTGCGCGGTGCGGATGATGAACTATTGTTTGCTGAGGGCGATGCCATCATACCGATCTCCATCACCGTGTATGGTCCAGGAACGAAGGCATTCAATAAAGCACAAGCTGCCCGAAATAAGGCTGTCCTGGAGCGTTTCCAAAGGAAGGGCAAAAACAAAACGGACACGACGCTCGAGGAAAACGCTGAGTTCCTCGCCGCCGTCACGGTCAGTTTCAATAATTTCCAGTATCGCGACCTGGAAGGGTATGAGCAATTCAAAGCCTGTTATCTGGATACGAAAATCGGATTCATCGCAGAGCAGGTCATGAAGGAACTCGGTGACTGGTCAAATTTTACGAAGGGCTCTACGAAGAGCTAAGCCTGTACATCCGGCAGACCGCCTGGCTGCAGGCGGTACCGGAAAAAAAGAAACCGCAAAGGCTTACGGCAATCGAGGCACCCGACCCTGTCTCCCGCTTGGAAGCGATCCAGGATAACGGCGGGGAGATACTGCTGCCGCCGCTCGAGGAAGGGGAGTACTTGATCGACTACCTGCTTCAGGTGGGCCCAGCCAGCAGCGCCGGCATGAGTCTCGCGGTAATCGGCTACTCGGAACTAAAAGCCTGGCAGGACTGCACAGGCATCGTGCTGCAGCCCTGGGAAGGCCACATTCTTCGCAGGTTGTCAGCGGACTACATTGCCGAAACGCGGAAGGCAGAGAAGCCGGATTGTCCGCCCCCCTATGGAAATCCGGAACTGGAGTTTGACCGTGACGTCGTTGGAAAAAAAATCGCCAATGCGTTGAAGGCTTTTGCGCGCGCTAAAAAGTAAACATGAATATCGCCACGTTATCTATCGAAATACTCGCCCAGGTCACTCGGCTTGAACAGGGTATGTCTCAGGCCAAGAACATCATCGGCCGGACGATGGGTGATATCGAACGTTCCGTTGAGTCGGTCAACAAGGTTCTCGGCCTGGTCGGCGTAGGATTGTCCGCCGGTGCGGTGGTTGCCTACGCAAACAAGGTGATCGGCTCGCTGGCCGATCTGAATGATATGGCGCAGAAGACCGGTTCCTCAGTAGAGAACCTGTCCAAATTCCAGCAGTTGTCGATCGAGTTCGGCCATGACTTCAATCTCATGGATACGTCTCTATCCAAGCTTGCAAAAGGCATGTCGCAGTTCGACAGCAGCACGAACTATACCAACCGTGCGCTAAAGGCGCTGGGGGTGGAATCCCGTGATGCCGCGGGCAAACTGCGCGATCCTTCCGATGTGATGATCGACATCGCAAAGCGGCTGCAAAACTACAGCGACGGTGCTGGTAAAGCGGCGCTCATCACCGACATTTTTGGCAAATCGGGTGCTGACCTGCTGCCGATCCTGAATGACATGGCGGAAAATACCGACCGTTATCGCGGTGTTAACGCTGAAGCCGCAGCAGAGGCAGATCAATTTCAGAACCAGATCGGGAACCTCAGCCGGGAAGCGGACCAACTCGCCCAGTCTATGGTAGGCAAACTCGTGCCGGCTTTCAGCGACATCCTGAAGGCAATGGTCGATGGAACGCAACAAGGCGGCATCTTCCAGGGAATTTTGTCCGGCATCGGCGCTCTTTCAAAGAACTTGTTCAATACCGACAGGCTACTCCCGCAGGATCAAAAAATCGTCGCCCGATTGCAGGAAATCCAGGGTGAGATGGACGCGATACTGGACCGGCGCAAAGCCTGGTACATGCCGTCGAATTATGCCGACAGCGAGCTGCAATCGCTGAACCTTGAAGCCGTCGCACTGCAAAAAGAACTCGCGCTCCTGCAGCAAGTAAACGAAGAGAAAGCGAAGCCGGACAAGCCCCAACTGGAGTATCTCGGGGGAGCAGAAGGCGCGGAGACGGCATCCGCCTATGAGCGGGCAAGCAAGGCGGCAGGCGACTACATCCAGCGCCTCAAGGAAGAAACCGAGAATGTTGGCCTGAACACAGTGCAACTGAAGCTGATGGCTGCCGCCCGGGCTGCCGCCCAAGCTCCGCTCGAATCCCAGCGTATGGCCATCATGCAGGAAGCACAGGCCTGGGCGCTGGCGACGCAGGCGCAAGAGGCGAACGTCGCCGCCGCAAAAGCGCTTCAGGATGAGGAAAAAAAACGCCTGGACGAGTATGCCGCGCTGGTTAGCGCAGATGAGAAATCACTTGCGTCGCTGATCGAGAAAAATAATCTCCTCCAGTATGGCGCCGAGGCAGTCGCAGCCATGGGCCGGGCTGACCTGCAGGCGGCGCTCGACCGGGCATGGGCTGCGGAGAATGTCGATCCCGAGGTGATCAGCATGCTCGAGCGCCGGATCGAACTATCAAAGCAGATCGCTGCCGAAACCAGCCGGGGCGCTGTCTTGCAAGCCGAGCAGGAAGCTGCAAAAGCCGCCAGCGATGCCGCCAAGACCTCACAGGATGAATGGATGCGCATGTTCGGCGCGGTCGAACAAACCGGCCGGATGGCATTCGTTCAACTGCTGGCCTATGGAACGGGTACGGCGAAATCCATCGGCCAAGCAATCAAGGCCTCGATCATCGATCTGCTGTATCAGCTAACCCTGCGCAAGTTTGTTATCCACCTCGAAGCTTCCCTCGTGGGATCGATGGCATCCGGCGCAGCCAACGCGGCGGGCGGCGCCATCGGCAACAGCTTCAGCCTAATGAATATCGCGTCCGGCGCCAAGTCGATTTTCAGCGCGTTCACAGGTGGCGCGTCAGGATTGGTTGAGGCAATCGGCACTTCGGCCATCGGGCAAGCGCTCGGCCTGGGAGTTGCTGGTGGGTCTGCCCTTGGCGCTGGGGTTGGAGCTGGGGCGGGCGCAGGCACGGCTTTCATCGGCGGCGCTGGTACCGCCCTGGGCGGGACAGGAGCCACGGTTGCAGGGTTGTCGGGCATGGGGTCAATGCTGGCTGCCGCTGCCGGTCCTGTTGCCATTGCCGCCGCAGTTGACACGATATTCAGGTTGATAGCCGGTAACAAAACGATCAAGGGTGCTGAGGCGCTTTCGTACGTTCCTGTCATTGGCCCGATTGTGAACGCCCTATTTGGCATGGGTCCAAAGAAGCTCGGTCCCGCCGAACTAACCGGCACGTTCAGCGATACCGGTTTCGCTGGACAGTTCGAAGCAGACTGGACGCGCAAGGGCGGATTATTCTCTTTCGGCAAGAAGCATGGTCGCCGCGGGCTGGGCATCACGAGTGAGCAGGATGCCGCGCTCGATGCCATGGTCGGCGATATATCCTCCGCGTTCCTTGATCTTACGAAGACCACTGGCGACGCAGGGCGATCGTTGGAAGGTTGGACATTCCAGGTCAAGCGGCAAATAGACACGGAAGAACAGCAAGAGGCTTTAACCAAAGATCTGACGAATTCAATCGGTGAAAAGCTCATTCCAGAACTGACCCTCATCCAGCAGAAGGGTGAGGATTTGGGACAGACGGCAGCGCGCGCAACGGGCGAATTCAAGCTGATGAATGCCGTGCTCGACCTGACCGGCATGACGCTGAGCAAAACGGGGCTAGCGTCTCTTGGAATGCGGGATAGCATCATCCAGCTTCTCGGTGGATTGGATAGCGCGGGAGGCGTTTTCCAATCATTCTTCAACGACTTTTACACCGATGCCGAGCGGGTTGCGAGTACAGGGCGTATCGTTAACGACGAGTTGACAAAGCTTGGCGTGACAACTCTGCCAACCACGAAAGAGCAATTCCGCGATCTGGTCGAAGCTCAGGATTTGAATACCGAAGCTGGCCAAAAAATGTTTGCAGCGCTGCTGCAAATAGCGCCTGCCTTTGCAAGCGTAGGCGATGCTGCTCAGAAAGCTGCCGACGACGCGGCAGCCGCAGCAAAGCAACTGGCGGACTCAATACAACTGCTGACCACTGATTCTTTCGCAACGTTATTCGACTATACGAAGTACATACGGCTGGCTGCCAATGCCGGGGTAACGGCTGCACAACCTGCGGGGCCAGTATTCCAGCCGAGCGGGCAAACTTACATGCCGAGCTTTGCCGTTGGGTCGAACGAACTGCCAAGCGACATGACGGCCAGGGTGCATAAAGGCGAGAGGATCATCCCTGCCGCTGACAATCGCGAGCTGATGCGCCGGTTGAGCAGTCCCGATGCTGCCAATGACGCCCTCGTTGCCGAGATTCGGCAGTTGCGCGCGGAGCTGAAGGCCGCACATCTGGCCATCGCGAAGAACACCAGCAAGACCGCGAAGATCCTCGACATGTGGGATGGCAACGGGCAGCCTCCGGAGCGTGATGCATGAAGATCGTAGTCCCGATCGCTATCGACGATGCGGCACTGCTATCGACAAACGTTTCCGAAACGCTCTATCCGCCGTATGACGCAGGCCACGTGTTTGCCCGGAGCGACCGGGTATCGGTAATCGGCGCGGGCATACACCAGGTTTACGAATCTTTGGTGGATAGCAATGTCGGGAATACGCCGGCCACATCGCCCACGAAGTGGATCTATGTCAGCGTCACGAATCCCTGGTTGATGTTCGATGGCTCGGTGACCTCACAGACCGAGAATGCGGACAGCATTGATGTGTCGATCCAGACGCACGGACGCAATCCTTGCCTCACGCTGCTGAACGTCTCGGCTGCCGAAGCACGGGTGCAGATGATCGACGACATGGACGGAACTGTTTATGACAAGACACTCAGCCTGGTATCCGATTCCGGCATCGATGACTGGTACTCGTTCTTTTTCGAACCGATTGTAAGGCTGCAGGACCTTACCGTCCTCGATATGCCGGCATATGCCTCGCCTGTAGTGAAAGTAACGCTGAATGCCCCGGGCGAGCAGGTTAAATGTGGCGCCCTGTTGCTCGGGCCTTTTACCGATATCGGCGATACCGAGTACGGCGCCACCGTGGGTATTCAGGATTTTTCAGTGAAGCAGCCGGACGACTTCGGAAATTATTTCATCGTGCAGCGCGCGTTCCGGAAGCGCGCCGCATTCACTGTGGTGATCGACGCCGTTCGGGTGGACACGCTTGAACAGTTACTGGCATCGCTGCGGGCGACACCTGCTATCTACATCGGCTCGGATATTTACGCCTCGACTGCTGTTTACGGATTCTTTAAGGACTTCACCATTGAGATTGCATACACGAAAGAGTCTGTGTGCACGCTGGAAATCGAGGGCCTGACGTGAGTGGATATTTTGAGCCCGAGTACATCGAGGAAGATTATTTTGAGGAAGAATTCATGGCTGTAACTCCGCTGCCTGATCCGCCCCAGCGCTCAGATGAACCGGCGCTTTTCATTGAAAAAGCCAATTTATTCCTTGGTGCGTTGCCGCGATTTGCGAGCGAGCTGGAAGCCGTTACCACGGCGATGAATAACAACTCGACAGACTCGACCAGCACTACGTCGAATACCGTCGCGAGTTCAGGCAACAAAACTTTCACCGTCGATACGGGGAAGAGCTATCTGCCCGGGCAGACGGTAAAGGCAGCCTCGACGCTGGATGGCACCACGTGGATGCAGGGCGATGTCATTGCTTACAATCCCGCCACCGGTTTGCTCACCATCACGATGAACGCGAGCCAGGGCTCCGGAACAATCACGTCCTGGACCCTTTCTCTCGCTACCTCTATCGCGAACCCGACCGGGTCGCTGATGAACGATTTTGCCGTCAAATCGCTGACCCATGCTATAGGTAGTGCGATCGCCTCGGCCTCGACAATCGACTTGTCCGCGGTCACAGGGAATCTCGCACATCTTACGGGGAACACGACTGTAACGGGCGCCACGATGACCGCGGGCAAAGACATATGGTTGATTATCGACGGCACTCCACAGTTTATCTATCACGCTACCAATCTCAAACTTAACTCGGGAGGAGCAAATGTCACCCTGGCCGCAGGTGACATTGTGCTGTTTACTTTTGACGGTACAGTCGTCCGTGCCGTTATATACCGAGCAAACGGGAAAGCGGTTGTCGAAACCGCTCCGCCGGCCGGTGCTGCAGTGGGCTCTGGGCTGGTTCACTTCGGATCCAGCGCTCCGGCCAATTACCTCGTCTGCCCCACCACGCCGACCAATGTTAGTCGATCCACCTACGCCGCGCTCTTCGCTGCAATAGGCACAACCTGGGGCGCTGGCGACGGTTCTACGACATTTGGCCTGCCGTGGTTTGCCGCGGATTACGCGATGGTTCAGGCCAGCTCCAATGTGGGCTCAGCCACTACCGGCTCCGTCAAGGCGCATTCCCATCCGCTTACTGTTTATGGAACTGTCGGGGCTGGAACCGCACCCTCCTCAGGAGGAAGTCCAAGCGGTGCGGACACCAGCAACGTCACCGGTTCAACGGGTGGAAGCGCCAATCTCGCCGCCGGTTCCCGTGTGCTGATCTGCGTCAAATACCAGTAAGAGGTATCCCATGAAAAAAACCGTCTATCTCTACGATCCGATAACGCTAGCTCCTACCGCGGCTTATGACGCCCAGGAAAGTCCGTTGGAGCCGGGCGTTTTTATTACACCGATTTACTCCGTCGATACACCTCCTCCTGCCGCTGGACCGAATCAGCGCGTTTTCTTCGACGGGGTTTCGGGATGGGTATTGAAAGATCTGCCTGTCCCGACTGCTGCCGAGCAACTGGAGGCCAGTGTCGCTCAATTGCGCCTGGCGGTGCGCCAGCACATGAGCGCGGTAGCCAAGGCCTCGCCCGAGCGTTTCAATTCTATCTCGGAGGCGAAAAGCTTTACCGGGATCGATAATCCGTTTCGGGTCGTGTCGGAGGCGTTCACGATTTGGGCTGCCGATGTGCAGACGTCTGCAAACGCAACGCTCGATGCCGTACTCGCGGGTGAAGCGCCGCTGCCGGCGCTATCCGATCTGATCGCCTCACTGCCTGCCTGGGTGCATCCGTAAATGGCAAATATCACGTTACGCAAGGTCAAGGGCTCCCGGCTTTCCAATGCCGAGGGAGATGCCAATTTTCAGAATCTGAATACTGAGCTGATGGCGGCTACCGCCAATGTGCTGAAGGTCAACGCGAACCTCAGCTCATTTGGCGTTCTGGATACCGCCGGCAAACTGGTGCGGAAGAGCTTTACACCTAAAGACCTGACGAAATCTTACGGCACCCTCATAACGACATTGGCCGGCGCAACCTACGCCAATGGTGGACTGCAGGTCGACTCCGATCCATGCCCGGATAGCGCAGCTGGGTCAATTCTTCTTGCCAGGCTGCCCGGCAAGGATGCGGACCCGGTAGCAAACGCGACCGTTACCGGCTTGAGTATTGTCTGCAACGCCGTGAACGATATTGTTGTATGGGCCAAGGCAACCGTACGCGCTGGAGATGTAATAACGACAGCCATGCCCTTTCAAGTTTTTCTTGGTGTGGGCGGCTTTACAAAATACGCGGTGATCACCGGGCTTGTGCCGGCAGATGGCCAATGGCACGCGCTATTGCTGAACAAAAATAATTTCGGGGTATCAGGAGGATTCAGTTTTTCCAGCTCCGACGTCATAACGACTATTCGCGTGAAACCGACAGACGTATCCCAGGATGCGACAGTGGGATATAACACCCCGAAGGCAACAGGAACGGAAAGCATCACGCTAGGCCCGGTACGCTACAACCCCACGAGCCGGGCAAAATTCATGATCCGTTTCGATGATTCTATCGGCGACTTGGCCCAGCCGGTCGTAACGAATACGTTCAGCTTGCCTGACGGTACGGCAGCTCCAGCGGGCGGATGGTCGGCGCTCGCGTTATTGCAGCACTATGGTTTTCGTGCGAGCTGTTTCCATTTACCGAGGCGCATCGGAACATCGAATAGCCTAGTCACTCATGCGACCTGGGCGGATCTGCGCACACTCGCCAATGCTGGATGGGACAATTGCTTTCAGTCTTACTTCGATCCAGTCAATGGGGAGAATGATGCAATCCGCTTGCTGGGACCGCAGGGGTATGCGCCCAGGACTGTTTCATCCGTGAATACCACCTCGAATACGATCACGGCTTCTGCGGTGCACTGGATCATGACTCTCGGCAGCTATTACGGTGGCTATCCCGTCATATTCTCCGGGACCAACCTTCCTGCTCCGCTTGTTGTTGGGAAAGTCTATTGGGCGGTTGCCACGAGCACGACAGCGTTTACCCTGTATCCCACGGAAGTGGACTCGATTAACAATACGAATTTGATCGATTTGACCACAACAGGAACGGCAGCGAATTTTACTTTTGCATACGGCTACGCCCGGAACGATTACACCCGGTACGCGGAAGATATCGCACTTGGAAGAAGGCTGCTGATCGATAACGGATATGAGGAGGAGTCTAAGTATTGGGCGGTGAATCAGGGCTCGACCGATGGCGAAGTCATGAAAGCTGCGGTGGCTGCCGGCATAAAAGCGGTTTTCGGAGTTTATAAAGGGGCCGTCCCAAGTTTATTTTTCGGCCAATACCCGCACACAGAAAACAATGGCACGAACCCCGCGCTGGATTGGAAGGCAATCATGAAAATTGTAGGCGGCATCCAGACCGACGCAACATCGGGGGTTACAGCAACCGATGCGCGCAACTATGTCGATGCGGTCGTGGCGGCCGGAGGCTGGGGCCAGAACTTCCACCACCGCATCACGAATGCCAATGGCCCGGTACTCGCTGCCCTTCTTGATCAACTGAAGATCAAGTCGGACGCAGGGCTCATCGATGTCGTGACAGCAACCGAACTACCGCTCTAAAAACTCAGAAAACAGATACAGGCCGCTTTAGAGCGGCTTTTTTTACGCCCATGACAGGGCCGCCCTTCGCGGGCGGTTTTCATATAACACGTTTCAGGAGGTTTCAAATGAGCATTAAAGACGAAGGACAAAAAATGATAGACGCGGTACGCAATGCGGATGCTCAGGCCGATTCGCTTCTGGACAAAGTTAAGAACTCCAGCTGGACCGCAGCGATTCTGTGCGTTTCTGCGGCATCCGTGATCGTTCTGATGATGTTCGCCTGGCTCGTGGGGTAAGTATGACGTGTGATGAAAAAAGGGAAGAGGAAAAGCCGCATCGGAAGAGGCCGACCGATTTCCAGTTGTCGGTTGGAAGCATCATCGGGTTGCTGACTCTTGCCGCGTCTGGGATAGCTACTTACAACTCCTTTCAGAACGATCTCGCCACCCTTAAGAAGGGGGAGCAGTACCAGGAGCGCACCAACGAGCGCCTCAGCGACGAAATCAAGGCAACGCGTGCTGAGCAGCGCGAAACGATGCGCGAGTTTAACGACAAGCTCGACAGGATCATCGAGCAATGGCCGTATGGAAGCGGAAGGAGGAGATGATGCGATACGCACTTTTAATCGCCGCCATCGTTCTGGCGGCTTGCGCCGAACCACCGATTAATAAGTCAATACCCGTTTCCCCAACTATTGAAATCACCGCGCCCAAGGAACTTGAAGCTCAGAAAGCAAAGGAGCATAAACCGCAGGCGCCGAAGGCTACTCCTGCACCACCTGTGCCGGATGTCCATCCCTGTGCCGGCATAGACGCGGGTGAGTTGAGAGACACGATCAAAGAAAAACTTGAGTGTTTGAAAGAACACATTGAAGGACAAAAATGAATCTGGTGTGGAACTGGAAGGACGTTTTAAAGGAGGCGTGGAGTATCAAGCTCGGCGCTGTATCGGCTCTGCTCGGCGCGTTTCAGCAAGCGCTGGCGCTTCTGCCTGCTGGCTTGTTCGGATTATCTCCAGAAGCATGGGCTGCCATGGGAACGGTGATTGGCGCGTTGAGCGTGCTGCTGGCTGCGCTGGTGGCTCCTACAAGGCTGATCGACCAGGGGCTGGCGAAATGAGGATCGTCCTTGGCTGGCCAAGCGTGTATGCCGGCATAGTGACGCTGGCTACTGGCGTCAGCTTATATGCGGGCATTGGCAACGGGTTGATCTGGGCCGGAATCTGTTTGATCGCCGCGGGCGTAATGCAGGTGCTGCGGTCATGATCAAGCCGACCCCGACTCAGGCCCGCGCCACTGTTGCCATGATGGTGCTGGCCGCTTCAACGCTGGTCGGCATTGCAGTGAATGAGGGATACCGCAGCGAGGCGTATATCCCTGTTCCTGGCGACGTGCCAACTATTGGTTTCGGCTCGACCAAGAACGTGCATATGGGAGACAAGACCACTCCCACGCGCTCGCTGGTGAGGCTGCTGGACGAGATTGAGGGCGTCTATGCTGCGGGGGTGAAAAAATGTGTCACTGCGCCACTATACCAGTACGAGTACGAAGCCTACGTGCGCCTGGCATACAACGTTGGCGTTCCCACATTCTGCCGCAAAGCAGCGCCGGGCAAGCCGCCGAATCTGATCGATCTGATCAATTCCGGCCGGTATGACGAAGCATGCGCGCGCATCGAGGCATTCAAATATGGTCCCGGCAGAAAGGTGTTGCCCGGCCTGGTGAAAAGGCGGGCCGAGGAACGGGCAATATGCGAAGGCAGGGCGTGAGGCCCATCGCTTTCGATTGGGAATCCGGCACAGCGACGATCCAATGGCTTGCCCCTACAGTCGGCTTGATCCGGTTCCTATATCCAACACCAGCAGCGCTCCCGTTCCGCGGAGTCTGTTGCATCGACATCAAAGGCAAAGAATACGAATTCAAGGGCATGGTCTTCCGTGCCAAGGATGACGCTCCCACGTTTGCCGAGCATAGGGCTATTAAACGATATCTCGCAAGCATGGGGCTAGTAGGCAAATCCCGGCGCCTGAAGAACGGGAATGTAGTAGTGAAGCAATACGGCAATTCTGCCAAAACAGAAACTGTGGAGAAATTGAAAATGGATCAAGAACTGAAAGTTCAAGAAGGAAAGTTGCGCGTGAATGTTGAGCTCAGCGCATTCAACGCGGACGGCACCGTGTTTGCTGTCCACAATGATGTGTATGCACTGGACCAGCAAGCGTTCGCCAATCTGCAAGGCCTGTTCATCAGCGGCGTACAAACTCCGCTGGTTCAAATCGGGCAAGATCTGGCCTCCAAAGCTGCGGCCTAAGCAACTCTGAAAGGTTAAGGGGATGACCAACGGGCTGTCCCTACCTTTGCTTAATTATTGTACAAAAACATGCTTCGTATAAATCCCTACAATCGATTTAAATTTAACGGGTAAGGGGTAAGTGAGGGTGCAGCTGATTGCTATTTATGCCATTGCCGCCGCCGTGATCTTCTCAGCCGGATTCGGTGCTGGATGGGGTGTTAAAGGGTGGAAAGATGGTGCCGAGGTTGCGCATGCCGTTTCCGAAAAAGAAAAAGTCGAGTCGCATAACGCCATATTGCAGACTGCCAACAATAACTGCGCCACTGACATCGATGGCGTGCGCCAGGGGGTGAAGGTAATTACCGATGCCGTGGGCGAGAGAGAGAAAGCCGCCTCAGAAGCAATGAAGAATGCCCAGGCGCTGGCCTGGAAGCATATCGCTCAGGTTGCAGCCATCAAAGCGTTGCCCGTCGTGCCAGAAGCAGAACAGTGCGCGGCAATCATTCAGGAGCAAAAGGATTATGTTACGCAACGCCATCAATAAGCTCATCCTGGCGGTATCAATCACGGCCATGGCTTTCCTGTTCAGCTGCTCCACAAAGCCGATCATCCAGACTCAGATCGTTGAGAAACCAGTTCCGGTCTATTGTAACGTCGAGACTCCGGCGGAGTGTAAGGATGCCTATGCCGTTGACCGGGTGTCAGCAGCAGATGATGCCGTGACAATCAACAGGGCTTTTCGGCAAGAGATCGAGGAGCGCTGGGCATGCGAGATAAAGCTGCGGGCGGCGATGAAAGGATGCAATCAGAAATAGCGCGTAGTGTCTCTATTTGGAAGGCGTGCGGGTTGGCGGGGCGAGCCATTACATGCAGGAGTAAGAATAAAAGGACCGGGTTTCCCCGGTCTTGTCTATTCTTTACCTCGGAAGGCTACGGTAATGGGCACATACTTGCTCCCATCTGCCGAGCCGAAACCGGGGGTAAGAAATCACACGAACGACTTTCGCTCCCATGACTCATATCCTTTATCGATGGTTGTCGACGCTTACGGATATAGACGTCAGCTAAAATCAGTGGTACATTTCGCGTGCTATCACGAAATACCCGACTCAACAGACGTTGCAGGCGGTCGAAGTACCGGCACAGGCTGTAATTGCTCAGCCAGCCATCAAATGGTCTTAACGTTTCCGCGTTAAGACCATTTGTTTTTTTCAGCATGGAAGTTCTCCACGCTGTGAAAGCTGCTTAACTCGTTTTAACGCAGCTAGTTGTGAGACATTGAAGTGATTTTCGATTTTTAATGGGGTATTTATCTTCTTGGTTTTCATCGCGTCCAATGGCATCAGCATTTCTGCAGCAAACTGATTAGCTTGCCATTCTGAATCTTCGTAAGTTTTCACATCACGTTGAATTCCAGAACGATTGATTGTGCGCCGATGCCCAAGTAGGGCATGCCCCAATTCATGCATGATTGTAAAACAAGCACGAGGGTCGTTCTGGCATGCCCTTACGAATACGTCAGAGCGAATATGTATGGTCATGTTATCCGGATCCCAACACGCCTCAACATCTTCATGCGGCATTTCATCCCGTTCAAGGACATCATAGTGAATACCGTATTTGACACTCAAACAATCTAGCAGAAGACCAAAATCGATATCTTGCGGATTGTCACCGATGTTCAAAATCCGCCGTACGTTATCTGCTGAGGCGCGAATGTCTAAAATACTCCGGCTGGCAACCCGGAATCCGCCAAGTGGGCCTTCGCCAATCATATATTCTCCTTTCTCGCATTGGCAGCAGCCAGCAAGGTCTTAAGATTCTCCATTTCCTCTGGACTCCAAGATGCTCGGGCGAAACCAGCGATCATCATTTGATGCGCCGGACTCAATCCTTCCAGACTGACCGATTTGTTGGATACATCAGCAGCTTCCCTCAAATTTGGTACAGCAATTCTACGCGTAGCAAAAAATCCTCCAATTTTGGAAACCCATTCTGGGGTAATTTTCTTGCGCCCTGTCTCCATTCCACTCAAAAAAGCGGGGGATACATTCAATCCGTTTGCCATTTGCAAAAGGGAAATTTCGGCATCAAGACGAGCCTTGCGCACAATCTTTCCAAACTCAGTAATTTTCATGGCCTCCTTCCTCTAAGTACATAGTGTGATCTCTACGATTTATGATGTGATTTTACAACGAATCCGCGTTAATTTACCATAATAGTAAATTAATTGCAATATCAATTCAATTTAGGCTAATTTTCCGTTAATCTTCTGCGGATATGTCTACGTTCCGCTTGAATTAAGCAAAAAGCGGGAGCAGAAACCGTACCAGAACCACGTTCGCGAAGGAGCAGGATAGGGATTTGTGGTAGCGTGGACTTGGTCACGCTAACGTGGAAGAGACGAGCTTTAAGCAGCCCGTTTTATAAAGTGTAATGGAATTGCGGAAAAAACTAGGAATTGCGGAAAAAAGCACTTAGCCAAAACCTCGCTAAGTGCTTGTTTTCTTGGTGGGTCTGGTTGGACTCGAACCAACGACCAAGGGATTATGAGTCATTCGAATAATCTTTTTATTATAGCAGCTTACATTAAATTCTGTTCCGCAAAACCCACCTCCTGAGCCCACGTATTCATTGGGTTTCAGAGGCGTTTGCGGAAATCAGAGTGCATAAAACTGCTACTTGGTAGGTTCCACCTTCTCACCGGCTCTTGCACGAACGTAGTGTTCCGTCATGGTAATGGAGCGGTGCCCTAGCTGCTTTTGCGCCTGCACCAGATCCCCTGTATCCGCTTTATCAGTGCCAGCCTTCGCGCGCAGATCCCGGAATTGATATTCGGGTATGGCGGCCGCCAGCTTCGGGTTATCCCGCGATGCCTTCGCCCTGGCTGCATCGAACCGGTACCGCAACGCATCCCTCCCCAGCTTCCCTCCCGTCTCGTTGCAGATGAGCGCTAGGCTGCGCACCGAGAAGAGTTTTTTGCGTTCCCCGATGCGTTGCAGCAACTCCTCCAATTGGCCAATCACGCTCATGCGCAATTTCTGGCCACTCTTGTTTTGGCTGATCAAGAGCGCTCCGTCCTTGATGTCGGTCTCCCTCATCTTCAATACATCGGCCGGCCGCTGGCCCGTCAAGTAGGCAAGGTCCAGGGCCTCGCGCAGCGGAATATCGGCAGCTTCCCATACGGCATTAAAGACCGCATCCTCGATGTAGATGTCCCTCCCCTCTTCCGTGAAGCCTTTGACGCCGATGCACGGATTCGGAAGATCGGTCAATCCGGTGCGCCTGGCAAAATTCCAGATTACTGAAATCAGCGCCCTTTCTCGATTTGCGCGGACAGGTGCGGTTTTTCCGCGCCAGTTCATGTACTGCTGAATATTGACCGGCTTAAGTGTACTCAGCGCAGCCGGGGGATCATTGAAGAATTGCAGGATTGGCTTGAGCTGCTTGATATAGTCTGCCTGGGTTTGTGCGGCCTTCGCTTTGTAGTCGCTGGATTGGAGATACTTGTCGGCCGCATACTTCAGTGTGATCAGCGGCAGGTACCGGGGCTTCGTATCCATCTCAAGCTCCGCCCACTTCTTGACCGCCATGGGGTAATCTGTCCCCAGAGGCAGTTCTTTGCGAGGCTTCCCGCCGGCATCATAGTAATAGTATGTGACGTCTCCCCTCCTCCTGGCCCGCATGCCGGAGGGCAAATTTTGATTGGTTGTCGGGCGTCTTCCCATAGCCGGCATAATTTACCCCATTCACCCGAATTTGAGAACATTCGATTGCCATACTTTTGCCGGTTCTTGCCTGGATGGAAGTCCGTTCACTGCTTCCCAGGTGACAATCGGACGGCCGCGAGCGTTTATCCGGAAAGCGATCGCCATGGCACGGAGTTGATCCACCTGCAGCTGCTCGCGGGACTTGCCTTTACGGCCGCGCGCAATGCCGGTTAATTCAGCAACGTCACTTGGTGATAAAAAACTCACCGCTTCCGCCCCATTGTCCGCTTGTGGATGACCATGCTGGCCACGATGCCGAAAGGTCCGCCGAGCATGTAGGCGCAGATCTCAAGCATGGAATTTGTATCGGGCACCAGCTTGAGGATTACCAAGTTGCCGGTGCTGATCATGAAGCTGGTCAGGAACGCTGCTCGATGATGGCCATTATTGACGTTCAGCGACTGGAAGCCGAGGCCGAAAACCGTGATGAACGTGGATGCAAAGAGGAGAAGCGCGGTCATGTCGTGGTTTTACCGCTCATCACAGCGTCCAATGCCTGCTGATCCTCCGACGTCCATAACTCACTGCCTGGGCGATGGCCAGCAGCGTATTTACCGAATGCGATCGACACCTGGAATATCGATATAGAAGGTGCCTCCTGCTCAAGCCATTTTGTGAACTCTTCCGCGAATTTCTCATCGGTTAATAATCCTGACAATGCGTCATGAATTAAGAGCGATTCAACTGCGGTGGGGCAATGGTGAGAATCGCCATCATCGTATTCATAATCATTAACGTAGTTGTTTATCGCTTCCTGCACCGGTTTCCAAGAACCGGATTTGGAATTGCGAGCTGTCGGTGTCGGAGCGGTGGACATATTTTCAACCTCACGGGACAGCTCCCTCGAAAGGTCTACAAGGGCGATCGTATGCTCAGGGTACTGAGCAAGATACCGTTTCAGAGTGCCAGTGCCAGGTTCAAATTCCATGGCGAAGTGTTTCAGAATGTCACCAACGGTTTCATCATTTTTCGGTGTCGGAGCATTCTGTAGCAGGCATATTCCAAGACCATACTTGGTAAGCTCCGGTATGAAATGATCCAGCACCCAATCCTTGGAAGACCCTTCCCCTCTCTCTTCGATAGCTTTATCTGCGAAATGAACAGCCGCGATTAACTTATGAATCCACTCGCGCATGTCAGGCGCTGGCGGTGTCGGAGCGACGGCGAGTGCAGCTTCAAGGGCTCCGCGTACATCGGACAAACTGGGGGAACTATCCTCTGATCTATAAAGCATGACGAATGCTGCGGCGACCATTTCTTGAGTCGGCCATCCTTCGGGTAATTCCATCTCACTCTCCTTTAGTATCAGGTAGTGCTACTCCACTATCTCTGGCAACGGTTGAACTTCCCAAGACAGTCTCTCATCGTTATTCATCCTTCAGAAATAGGTCCCGGCATCCGGCCGGGGCGGGCGGCTTGGAAAAAGTGTGGGAGGACACGCCGCTCGAGATGTTATTTATAGACCGCCACCTTCGGCTGGGCGGTGCCGCTGCCATTACTTGATCCTAGCTTGCCGTTTGCACTCCTGGAGCGCTTCATAGGCGCTGCTATATGTCATGCCGAGTTCAACCGCCATTTTCGGTACAGAGACCCTTTGGGCGTGCAGCTCCAACATTCTGGGTTTGAGCAGTTCGACCTTCGCGAGAAACTCCCGTCGTTTGTAATTTACGGGATCGTCTACCTGGTTCATGGCGCCGTCCATTTCCCGCAACAGGGTGAGCATGCTTGGCCGCAGGGGGTGATAGGTATAGGCGGCATGGCTGATTCGGGCGTCGTTCATTTCTCTGCCACCATGCGGCGGTAAATCGGATCGGTGGAATACACACACATCAGCTCGCCGGTTTCGCCATCCGCTTCGGTGTGTCCGCGGCCGATCAGTCGCTGCCCTTCCCCGGCTTGTGGGCATTGCGTGAATACCGGCTCGTAATCGTGCTTGCCCATCCAGATAAAAGCCACTACTACCGCTACAATAGCGGCCCAGGCCCATAGGCTGATCGGATCATCACTTTTTATTAACTTGTGTTCGGGCATGAGCATGATTTACTCCTCGTTAGAAAAAACGTTGGCGACGGTTTCATAGAGATAGTCGATTGAGCCGTCGTTATGGATGGTGCGATCGCACGGAAGCCAGGCTACGCCATGTTCACTGATGTGTTGCCGGGCGCTGCTGGCCAGGCCGCTTGTATGGTTTGCGCGACGAATGTGCCAAAGGATGCCGTGAGTGCGCACGTACTCCGCTTCGTCTTCAAAGCGAACGTCGCTCAGGACGATGCCATTAATATGTAGGCGAAGCGCGCTCTCGCCCCGCCGATACAAATCAACTTTTCGGGCGGCGAGCTGCACCCAAAGGTTAGACTTGACATAATTGCGGCCCCAGATCGTGCCCAGGGTCTGCATGAGGTACCGAGGCGTCCTGCCGAGCCAAGGTATGCAATCTTCTTTCATGATCTGGTCGGACAGTTCCTCATCTGTGAGTCCAAGCATGGCTTTCAGGCCGTCACGCATCGCATCCGCGAAAGCGATTTGCACAAATCCCTGGGTATCGCAGAGGAATCTCGCGACGGTATCCTTGCCGGATCCGGCCGGTCCGGTTAATCCGATGAGTTTCATTCGGCCTCCGCGGCGGTTTTGGCGGCCGGTTTCTTGGCCGCTCGTTTGGCAGCGGCGCCAGCCGCCTGGATCGGGGTTTGCCCTTGGTCTTCGTCGTCCGGTTCGCCGGCATGCGCAGCGGTTTTCGTGGCATCCGGTTTTTCCGCATGCGCAACCTTTTCATCTGCATGCGCAGCCGACGCGGGGTCGGTAGGAATTTCGCCGGGATTGGATGCGGGATCGATGCCGGCGGCGGAGAGGATATATTCGAACCGCGCTAGTTTGTGAGCGTCTGGATTCCAGGAATAAGTTGGCGTAAATCTGCTCACATCCGTGGTCATCGCGAATAATTCGAGCAAAAGGCGCTGCTGGTCTTTCTGGAAAAGCTCGGAGATTCTGCCTTCATATTCGGACTTATCCAGATTGGATATCCAGTCTTCTTCACCGCGAGCGCTGAATAAACAGCTTATTTCGAGATCATTCATCTCTCCGAAAAGGTCTGCGATCATCATGGGCGTAATGATCGTGAGCATTTTCTTGAGCGTCGCGCCGTCCCCAAAACTTTGGTGAAAAGCAGTCAGCAAGGTCAAGCGGCGATCTAACTCGACTTTTCTCGCTGCATCCGCCTCCCGCCTCTCGATCTGGTAAGGCGATAGTTCGGGTTCTTTTTCGGGTTCCGGCTGGATGCCCTTTTCTTCGAGCAGCGTTTTGGCGGCAGGGACGTCAACCACAACAATGGGATCGTCTTCATCGTTACGGATGATCGTGCGGGTAGGCAGCTCGTCGCCGAGCAGATCCTCCCATGATTCGTTTATCCCTTCCGGTTTTGAGCGCAGATTCGCGTAGTCGGGAGACTGAGGTTTCATCCAGGACTTCGGAAGCAGCTCGAGTGCCGCCTCTCCCTGGATGGTATCGGGCAAGGCTTTCAAGCGCTCGATGTGTGCATGGCGCTTTATCTGAAAGCAGGTTGTATCCGTGCAGACGTCTGCACTTTTGATGTCGGGAAAAATCTCCCGGGAGTTGCCGCTGAGCTTGGGGCAGTCGATGCAACTGCCGGCTTCGGATACGAGATCCGGATCGGTCTCATCGAAGATGGCTTTTTCGAGGTTCGTAGTGAATTCATTCTGGATAAGATTGACCGCCTGGCGATATGACGGCATATCGCCCCCATAGTACGGTGTCGTAACTCGCTTAACGGCTTCCCTCTGCAGTTTCTCCCCAGGGATGCGGGCGATCAGTAGCGCGGTGCTGGCGGTCAGCTTGCCTTCGAAGAAGGCGTCGCGCCCTGCCTGGCACAATTCGCACAGCTTGAGGCTAGCGTATACATAGGCCTTGCTCTTGCCGATCTTCTCGGCCAGGTTGGCGGCGGTGTATCCATTGGAGTCGAGCAACTGGCGGAACCCTTCCGCTTCTTCCATTGGGTGCAGGTCGTTGCGGTGGAGATTTTCCAGAACCTGCAGCTCGAGGGCTTCCAGGTCGGTCAGGTCGCGGATCGTGGCCGGAATGACATCCAGCCCGGCTTTCACTGCTGCACGGTGGCGGCATTCGCCGGCGACGATCTCGTATTTCATCCACGTCCCAGGGGAAGGCCGTACCAGGATGGGCTGCAGCACACCTACCTTGGCGATGCTCGCCGCCAGCTCATTGATCATTTCATCGGTGATGCGCTTACGGGGATTGGTCGCGGATGATGCGATCTGGTCCACCGGCAGCATTGCTTGGTGAACGAGATCGGGGGATTGAATCAGGGTTTGCATTGTTTTTCTCCCGGATTAAAAAAGTGAAGACTGTTGAGGATCGAGCGGACTGCACTCGGCGGCGTAAAATATGATGTAGCGAAAATGCAGCCCGGAAAAGCTTGCCGGGTCATCCATGCGGATGATGGCTGCATTGCCGCGGCTGGAATCCTCCAGGAGGCCAGTGGTGAGCAGGGTTTCCACGACACCGCTGCAGCCCTGCACTGCCGGAATGGCAGCAGGATCAGTGACAATGACGCGCTGGCGTGGTGTGAAAAGTTTCATAGGGCGGAAAGAAGCTCTTCGGCATGAATGGCACCGCATTCGAATGCGTCGGCTTTTTCCGAGCCAATCGGGTAAGGACACTTCTCTTCCACGCCGTGGACATGCTTCTCCAGCCTGGTGTGGAATCCCATCAGGTACGCTGAGCTGCGAGGCACATCCAGGGTCGGGGCCTGAGCCATCAATTGACCGACTGAAACGGCTGATTTGTTCATTTCGTCGTCCTCGTTCGTCTATAAAGATGAGGTCTTGTCATTGGGGCCTCACTCCCATCAGCAGTGCCCCTTTTCACACCCGCTTCGGCGGGTGTTTTCTTTTCGGTGGCTTTTGGAATTAAGTTCGATATCACTTGCGTGGCGGTTTCGAGCTCTTGCTTAAAATTTGGGAGCGCGCCAAAAAAAGCATCTGCTTTTTTGATGAATAATTCAGGCGGATCACTCCGGCGTGGTGGTGGTGGTAACCGCCGGACCGGCCGAATGCATGCAAGTTGCTCATTGGCATGAGCGATTACCGCGACTGGATCAATTGCGCCCCAATCATGCCGCTGGCGTGCCGCTTTGACATACCTTCTGAGGAGAGTCTTTCTCAATAGTCCGGTCGTTGCCCATGCCCCAATCCTGCTCAAGAATGCTATTTCCTGGACTGTTCTATGCCTTGCTGACATGAAGCCTCCGTGTCGCCAATTATTGGTATCCGCCGCACTCACCAGTGCCAGCTACACCAGAAATTCGTATCTTGTGTGGCGGATGGGCGAAGAATAATACTAAGGTATTAATACTGTCAATACTTAAGTATTATTTTTTATCTGTCGGTTCGCGGGGCAGAACAAAGGCTTGCTTTTTGCTGTCCATGGTGTGT